CGTCCGGGCGAAGCGCAAGACCCGGAAATACGTCGCCACCGGCAACCAGGAGGCGTTGACCCGCTTCCTCGCCAGTTGGCGCGGACACGCCCGCTGGGCGGACAGCCACAACCTCGTCACCAGCCTGGAAAGGGAAATTGCCCATGCTTCCGACCATCAACACCCGCGCTGACCTTGATGCCATCGCCGGCACCCCGGAACACGCGCAGTTCATGGAATACCTGCGCGGCACCATGACGCTGCGCAAGAACGTCGCGGTTTACCCCGAGAATTACGACCACACCCTGCAGCCGGGCGATATCGGCTATGTCGCGCCCGATTGGCAGGAAATCGAAGACCTGTCGGTGATCGAGCGGTTCGGGTTCACCAAGGACGAAATGCTGGCCTCGGCCGGCGGCGCGTAATCAGGGGCGACCGTGACTGAAGCAACCAAGGCTCTGGCGCGAGAGGCGGCGCAGGAAGCCCTGAACCAGATGTTCGTGCGGCTGGGCATCGACATCAACGACCCGGACGAAATCCGCCATTTTCAAGCCAACATGGCATGGGTCTGTAGGTTCCGCCGGCTCAGCGAAAAAGTGGGCACCACCATCATCGTCACCATCGTGACCGCCCTCACCGGCGGCGTGCTCACGCTCATCTGGTCGGCGATCACCGGCAACAAGGCCGGCCACTGAAGGGGGTAGGAATGAAATACACCGATCACGATCTGGACATCCTGGCCCGCACGCTCTATGGCGAAGCCGAGGCCAATGACATTGATGACGCGCGCGCCATCGCCTGCGTGGTGGTCAACCGCATGGGCTGGTCCAACTGGCCCGACACGGCGGCCGAGGTGTGCCTGCAGCCGTGGCAATTTAGCTGCTGGAACGCGAACGATCCCAACCGCGCCCGCATCCTGGCCGTCACCGAGGATGATCCGTGGTTTGCCAAATGTGGCGAGATTGCGCGCCAGGCCCTGTCCGGCGATCTGATCGACCACACCAACGGCGCCACGCACTACTACGCGAGCTACGTCAAGACGCCTAAATGGGCCAAGGGGCACGAACCGTCCTACGTCAACACGTATGGGCGCTATCAGCATCTGTATTTCAACGACATTGACACGCCCCCGCCCGTCAGCGCCGCCCAGGCGCTGGACCAGGCGCGCCCGCTGGCCAGCACCCGCACGGTCAAGGGGGCGCAGATCGCGGCCGGCGGCACCGTGCTGGGCGGCATTGTCGAGGCGGTGCGTGATCTGGACCTGGGCATGCTGGCCGAGGTCAAGGGGGCGCTGGCCGGGCTGCTGCCCTATGCGCCTTACGTAAAATGGGCGCTGATTGCGCTGACGCTGGTGGGCATCGCAGCCACCGTCTACGCCCGCTGGGATGACCGGCGCCAGGGGGTGCGCTGATGCTGGCGCTGCTGGGCGCGGCCATCCGGCCGCACCTGCTGACCGCCCTCAAATGGCTGGCGGTCGCGGCGGCGGTCGCGGCCGTCCTCCTGGGCGTGCGCAACAGCGGCCGGCAGACTGAGCGTGTCGAAAACCTGGAGCGCGCCCTGGACGCGGCGCGGAGGAGGAAAGATGTGGACACGGACGTTGCTCGCCTTGGCGATGGCGACGCTCTTACCGAGCTGCGCCGGGACTGGTCCCGCCGCGACTGAGGCCGGCTGCGCGTGGACGGTGCCCATCCTGATCTCGCCGGCCGACCAGATCACCGACCAGACGGCGCGCGCCATCCTGGCCCATAACAGGGCATGGCGTTCGAACTGTCAGTGATGCCCATACCAACGTTAGTGTTCGAAGTGCACTCGCGTTGGTGTATGCACTCGGGGGCCGAAGGGTGACGTGTTCCCGCACGTCACCCTTCACATGGCCACGGTGCCCACTCAGCACAGTCACCGCCAGAACGTCAATTCGCCTGCCCAGTCCGCGCGGACGGGCAGAGATTAGGCAATGGGGGTAATTGTGCCACTGCGTATGTTCGCGGCTGTTCGCGATTTGCTGTCTGCTGCCCATGATCAAAAGGGGCAGGCCTGCTGCACCTCGGATATGGACCTGCTGGCCGCCCATCGTGCGTGCATGGCGGCCGAAGCCGCCATGGCGGCGACATCCGATCCTGACCTGCGTGACAAGATACTGACCGATCAGTGGGCGCCAGCCTATGAGGCGGTGTGCACGCTGCCGGCGCGCACCCTGCCGGGACTGCTGGTCAAGCTGCTGGTCGTGCTGGCCGAGCATGAGGACGGCGCCAGCCCCTGGTCGGTCGATCTGCGCCAAACCACCAGGGCGGCGCTGAGGCTCCTGGACTAGAGAACATGGGGCGAACGAAGCGGATGGCGCATGCGCCATCCATGCGCCACGGAACAAAATGTAAATTCTGGAAAATGGCGGAAATCTGCGGATTTTGCGGGAAGTGGTATCCGCCATGAGAACAAAACGAAAAGCCCTGGTAAGTCGTTGACTTGCCAGGGCTTTTTCCGTCTCCACGTTGGTAGCGGGGGAGGGACTTGAACCCCCGACCCCAGGATTATGATGCTTTTGCAAAGTGAGTAAAATCAACTGGTTATGAGGCGCGTGCGCCAACGGTGCGCCAGTCATGATTGCCCTGCCCCCGAAGGGCTTTGGACGCTCGGGAAGAAGGACGCATCCTCCTTCCGCCAGGCGCGGGCCACGCCAGAAAATCCTAACCGATAATAGACGCCTGGGCGGCGCGGGCAATGGCTTGGTCGGATGCGGCGTCACTCCACAGATGGCCGTAGACATCTTGGGTGAACTGGTAGGAGGCGTGGCCGGCCCACTTCGTCACTTGCTTGGGGGTGGCACCTTGTTCGATCCACAGCGACACGGCGACGTGGCGCAGGGTGTGCAGGGCGAAGTAGGGGCGGGGCTTCAGGTTTCCCTTGCTGTCGTCCACCCACTCCACCAGGCCAGCCGCCGTCATCAGTGGCACCCATAGGCGGTTGTAGATGTTGTGGTAGTTCCACACGCCGCCAGGCTGGCCGCGCGCGCCGCCCTTGGTGGGGAACACCAGGCCAAGGGGCGAGGCCGGCGCCGACTTCAGCCAGCGTTTCAATGCCTGGGTGACGGCCGGCGGCACCGTGACGGTGCGCAGTGCGTTCTTGGTCTTCACAGGACCGATCCGTCCGTAATCATCGGCGCGCTGCGTGACCTTGATCTGGTTTTCTGTCAAGTACAGGTTGCGCCGGGGCAGGCCGCGCAGCTCGGACGCGCGCAGCCCGGCGAACATCAGCACCGACACCATGGCCTCGGCCAAGCCGTCATCGTCGAAGACACGGGCGGCTTCGTACAGGCTGCGCAACTGGTCCTTCGGCGGGATGTAAACCTCTTCGTCCTCGGTGCGGGCCTCGCCCCTGGTGCGGATGGTCACGGCGTCGGACGGGTTGGCGGCGATCCAGCCCATGCCTTGCGCGAACTTGATGATCTGCCGGAACATGGCATAGACGCGGATTGCCATGGCGTCGGACACCTCGGCCTCAAGGGCGCGCGCATAGCGCGTGCAGTCGGGGCCGGACAGGCGCGACAGCTTGATCTTGCTGATCTCGTACTTATCCAGGTGCAGCGCCACCTGACGGCTGTAAGCGTCAAGCGTGGAGCGCTCGCGTTTGCCGGCGCTGACCAGCGCCTGGAAGTCGGCCAGGAATGCCTTGGCCGCCGTGCTCACGTCGATGCTGTATTTGTCCGGAACATGTACACCGCAAGCCAGTTGCCCCTCGATGCGCACGCGCTCGGCATCCGCGTCGGCTTTCTTGGCGAACTGCTTGCGATGGCGCCGCCCGTTGGCGTCCATGTAGGTCAGCACGAAGGCGGTGCGCTTCTCACCGCTCGGCGTCTTCCAGGTGCGTTTGGCAACCTTGGCCATGGCATCAATCTTCCGTTGCAGTCCGCATAGTACAATTAGTTCTAGGCTGGATGAAGCCATAGGGAAGGCAGCCGAAACGGGTGTCGTTGTCCGTCTTGGTGTCCCAATCGGCCATGCCGATAGCATAGGGCGTGTCGGTCAGGATCAAGCTCGCGCCAGCAATCGGCAAGTCGCGGGCATCAACCACGCCTCCATAGCCATTTAAATGGCCGTCGTAGTACCCCTGTTCGACCTTGTGAGTATCTTTGGGGAGGTCAACAACTGCGTGCTTGGGAACCAAAACAGTCTCGCCACAATTGACGTAGCGGCGACCCGGCAGCATGACGCCGCCCGGCGTGAGAACACGAACTCGCGCTTTCTTGGGAGTCTGGCCAACAAGTTCGACGGCGTAATAGCGGCGGCCTGCCCAAGTATCCAGAACAAGAGACTTGATTTCTGCACTCATGACCAACACCATTTTGCGATTTTTGATGGTATAACTATTCGTACATGGCGGCGGCTTCGTCGTTGATCTGCGCGAGGCGCTGCCGGCCAAGACTGACCAGTTCGAGCGCCGGCTTACCCAGGAGGGCCGAAGCCTGTTCGTCGGTGAGCGTCTTGCTTTCGCCCAACTCATCGCCGTCGTACTCGTCGGCCACGAAGGCATAAGGGGCGTCGTCGGCCACGTCGGGCCGATCATCGCTGATGCCGTCCCACGCGGACCACGGCAGTTCAGCCACGGGGGCGAAACCCTGCATGCCGCCCTCGCCCTGGTCGTTGACCATGAGCGTGATGACCACGCGCTTGCGGCCAATGGCGGCTGCGAAGCCGCCGCCCTGCTGGGCCACCTTCTCCCACTGCTCGGACATGGCTCTTTCCTCAGTTTTGACGGTTGCGGGGCATGAGGCCGTTTCCTTCAGTTCTCGCTCTGGCCCTTGGCCGCCGCGCCGATGCCGAAGTGCTGGCGCAGGAAGGATTTGCGGGCGGTGATGCCCAGGCCGGGTTCCTTCTTGATGGCGGGGTGCTTGTTTTCGGCCATGTTGTAGATTTGGCGCGGCGAGAGGCCCATGAATTCGGCAATGGCCTTGGCGCCGTACAGCAGGTCGTCGGCAATGGTGTCAGCCATGGTCAAGGTCCTTGATCAGTGCGGCCCGGCGCTTCTGCGCCAGGATCGCCAGTCGTTCGTACAGGTCTGGCCTGACCGCGCCGATCTGGCGGATCAGGTAGTTGTGGCCGCGCAGGGCGTCGTTCAGTTCGTCCAGCGTCCGGGCGGGGCGGATGTCGAAGTGTTCCACCACCCCGGCGGCGATCTCGGCGATGCGGCTGTCTTCGTCGGCCATGCCGCCTATGCCTCGCGGTAGTAGCCGCGCTGTTCCAGCCGGCGCCGCCATTCGGCGGCCATGCGGGCGGCGGAACGGCGGCAGCGCTCCAGGCCCTCCACATTGTCCGGGTGGCGCAGGATGCCGTCCGCCACCGTGTCCCAATGGGTCAGGAAGTCGCAGCCGTCGGCGATCACCAGCACCCCGCGCTCGTGCAGGTCGGTCAGCCACAGGGTGAAGGCCTGCAGGACGGTCAAGCCGGCGCGGCCGGCGTAGGCGTCCAGCAGCCAGGCGCGCAGCCGCGTGGCGCGCACGCGGATGTGTTCCTGGTCCTTGGGCGGAAGGTCGGCCACCGCCTCCATGGCGGTGGCGTCGAACGCGGCCTTGGCCGCCTCCACCTGGGCGGTTTCGTCGGCACCCACGGGGATCATGACGTGGGCCAGCCGCAGGGCGATGAGGCCCGGCAGCATCAGTTCCACCCGGCGACGTTCCGACAAATGACGGCGCGGCGCGGGGCGCTGGCACTCGCACTTCGTCCAGTACTCGCCGTACTCCGGGTATGCCGTTTCCGGCACCATGCCCCGACCATTGCAGCGCGTGCAGCCACGGGCGGCGGCCAGGTCGATGTCGGTAGGCTGGAAGCCGTCATGGATGATGGTGTGCTTGTTGATGGCGGTCATGTTTACCTCCCCAGCTGCTCGTCCGGGATGGTTTCGCCGGTGACGCCCCGGAGGTAGCCGGCTACCAGCCCCTGGCGGTATTCGTCGCTGGCGCCGTCGGGCACCCACAGTTGGGACGGCTCTTGCCGCTGGCCGGCCATGCGGTCGAGGTAGCCGCGCTCGTAGCCGACCACCAGGCCGGTGCGATAGGTTCCGGTTGCCATGGTCATGCCTCCTCAATGTCGTGTTGCTCGGGGACGAACAGCACGATCTGGCCCGTGTTGAGGTTCTTCAGTTCGATGGCGATGGGCCGGTCGCATAGCTTCAACTGGACGGCATGTAGGACCCATGCGTGTCCGATGCGGCCGCCCACGGCGAGGTGATGTGGGTTTTCCTGGGTCGTTTCCTGGGGCTTCTGCGGTGCCGCCTTGGGTGCGTTGATGACGGCGCGGACCAGGCCGGCCACCGTCTTGGCTGCGTCCACATCATCTGCCTGCAGCACCACGCCGAATTCCTCGGCCAGATCGGCGGCCAGCGCAGCCATGCCCTTTTCCGACAGCGCATCGGACAGCAGGGTGTCGCGTCCGATATCCAGCCATTCGGAACGCCCCTTCACGGCTGCGATTACCCGATCCGCCACGGGCGTTTCAGCCGGGCGGGGCGCCGCCTGCAGGAAGGTTGCGAACGCCTCCTTGACCTGTTCCTTGGTGAACTTCACCGGCGGCGGTTCGGCGGCGGTGGCCGCCGTGGTCTGAGCGGGTGGTGCGGCGGCCTCGGGTGCCGGCATGGCCAGAGGCAACGGAACCTCGCCCCCTTCTTCCTTTCCGGTGCTGGCGGCGGCGGCCGCACCCGGTGCGGGGGTGCGCGGGGCTTCCACCAGGTCGCGGCAGTCGCGGAACTTCAGGTGCTGAGGGTCGTCCTTGGGCAGGAAGGCGCGTTCGCGCGCCCAGTCGGGCAGGTTGCGGTGGATTTGCAGCAATTGCTGGATCAGGCGTTCCGAGCCGAGGCCGGTTTCGCGGGCCAGACGCGGGGCCTTCCAGCCGGTTTCGTCCTGCAGGCGGGCCAGCGCGGCGGCGCGGTCCAGGAAGTGGGTATCTTCCTTCTGGTTGGCGGCGATGGTGGCCGTCATGCAGGCCACGCGGTCTTCCAACAGCAGGACGGGGATGCCGTATTCCTCCAGCGCCGGGGGAAGCTGCCCCCATTCGCGGCAGCGGGCCAGCGCGCGCAGGCGGCGGCCGCCGTCCCAGATGGCGACGGCCGCGCCTTCGGGATAGCCGACCAGGTTCTGGTACAGGGTGCCGGCCTCGATGATCTGGCGGGCCAGGTCGTCGATGGCGGCGGTCAGGAAGGTGGTGCGCTCGTTGCCCTTGGCCAGCACCAGCGCGCCCAGGGGAAAGCGCTTGATGCGCGGGTCGCCCGAGGTCGGCACCAGTTCCGCCAGTTCGGGCATGAAGATGGTGGCCGGGACGCCGAAGAAGCTGGCCAGCTTGCGCACCGTGCTGAGGTCCGGCGTGCGGCCCGACAGCGCCAGCGACAGGGTGGATTGGGCCATCTTGAGGCCGGCGGCCTCCAGATCGCGGGCCAGATGCCGCTGGGTGGAAATGCCCCGCGCCGCCATCTGCGCCGCCAGCGCGGCGGCGCAGGGGTGCGGTGTGGTGGTGTCGGCCGTCATCAGTGCATCCCCTTCTGGTATTCGGCCTTGAGGTGGTCCATGTGGGCGCGTAGGCAGCCGATCATGACGTCGGTGCCATCGTCCCAGATGTCTCTGGGCGTGCTGGCGGCGAACAAGCGGCAGAGCGCCGAGCCGAGGCCGGCAATCACATCGCCTGGGTCAGCGCCAGCGGCCAGCAGCACCTCCGCGAAACGATAGACGGCTTCGGCCGGGCTGCTGGCCTTAATGGTCTTGGGTTCCATGGCCCCCCCTTTCCATTTGCTCGGCATAGGCGCGGGCGGCGGCCAGGTCGGCCCGGGCCTTGACGCGAGTGTTGACGTAGTGGGCGGTGGCGGCGGCGGCGCGCGGGCTGGTCATGCCCAGGCGCACCGGCATGTCCGTGGGCGGAAAGTCCTCGAAATGTCCGGCGGCCTGCCATTCCGCCAAAGTGGCCTCGACGAAGATGCCGTTGGCCCCGGTGACGACGCGGGCGGTCATGCCGGCGCCTCGTGCTGTCTGATGACGGCGAATCGAAAACGGCCGCCGATGGACAGGCGCTCGCGCCAGGCATCCTGGATGGGCGGAGAGAACACGACGATCTGGCACAGGGCAGGGACTTTGAGGCGATGCCGCATGCCCTTGGTCGTGACCATATGGCCGGTGCGGCTGGTGGCGTTGTGCAGGACGGCGGCCCACGTGCGAATGTTCGCCTCGTCCTCGATGTCGAGAATGACAAGGTTCGGAGTATTGACCTGCCGGAAGATGTCGGCGAAGTGCTGCAAGGTGGTCCGCCCGCTGAGAAGTCGGGCGTTCGAAGGGCCTTGCACCATCAACATCTGCGCCAGAGTGGACTTGCCAGAGCCGAGCGCGCCGATGAACCAAAGGTGTTCGGTCATGGCACCCTCCCTACTCGGCGTCCATGGTGGGGGTGCTGGACTTGGCCAGCGCCCTGGCCAGGTCCTTGACCTGGGCGCGCACCGACGGGTTGCCGATGGCGTAGTAGTCGCGCACCAGTTCCAGCGCCTCGCGGCTGGTCATGGGGTCGTCGTGGCCGGACAGGTCGGGCTCGATGGCGTTGGCGGCCGCCATGGCGCGCGGACCGGCGGCCTTCACCTCGTCCGGCATGCCGTCGAAGAAGAACGACACCGGCACGTCCAGCACGTTGGACAGGTCGTGCAAACGGGACGCGCTGACGCGGTTGGCGCCGCGTTCGTACTTCTGCACCTGCTGGAAGGTCAGGCCGAGGGCTTCGCCCAGCTTTTCCTGGCTCATGCCCAGCAGGGTGCGGCGCAGGCGCACGCGGGCGCCCACATGGACGTCAACAGGATTGGGCTTGCCCGAGGGCGTGCGGCCGCGCGAGGCTTGGCGGCGGGAAGCAGTGCGGGAAAGCATGGGTAGAACCTCCATCGTTTGGCGATGGGGTAGAACGTGTCTTGTTTTGACATATCGCGTCAAGCGGATTTTGTCCCGATTTGACATATCGAGGCGCAACCGCCGATGGCACCATGTCATTTCACTGCATGGGGGAATGATGAATGCGGGCGCTAGCCTTGGCTTATCCCGTCGTGGTCGTCACCGTCGCCGTGACATTGGCGGCATGTGCAGACGGCGTTTTCCGCAATCCCGGCGTGACAAATGAGCAGGCCCAAAGAGACCTTGCGGCCTGTCGGCTGACAGCGGCCTCCTATGGGGCCTTTGATCGGCCAGGTGTGGTGGAAGTGTGTATGCGCTCGAGGGGGTACGTCCTCGAACCACGCTAATGTGCGTCAGGGATGCGCGCCGATGACATCAGGCAGCAAAGAATGGTTCCGCAGGGTTGAGCGCGGCAAGCGACTAGCTGCGGGGATGTCCGCACTGGCCGGTGTCGCAACGCTCGTGGCGCTGATCTGGTTTAGGAACGAGGTGTTCTGGCTGCCTGATCTTGTCGTGCTGCTGGCAATCGTCATTGCTTGCGCAGTGGTGTACGACAAGGCGCTGGCTTGGCTTGGGCGCCCGATCCGCTAGGACTTGTCCGTTTTCGCCATCGCGTCGAGAAAGCGAAAAGCGGCCTGCCTATCTTGCTCGGAGAGGCCGCGATAGAGATCCAGCAGCGCCTGTTCCCTGGGATCGGTCACCAGCGGAGCGTCGGGCAAGAGCTGTGCCGGATGGCACTCTAGCGCCCGCGCGAGGCGCTGCATCCACTCGAAAGTGAGCCGGGTGTAGCCCTTTTCCAGCTTGTTGATCTGCGATGCGGTGGCTGGCGGGGTCAGGCGCGACCCCAGCTCGTCCATGGACCAGCCACGGCCTTCACGCAGTGATCTGATCTGGTTGGGTGCGCGCTCTGACATGGGGTGAGTATGTCCATTTCTGACATATGGCGCCATGTCAGTGCCGGACATACCATCCCTTGACTGTCGTGTCTGGATTTGACATATCTGGGGCATGACTTACGCCGAATGGGTAAAATCCGAAAGGCTGACGTGGGAGCAGGTGGCGGGGCTGATCGGCGCCGCTAATGCCTCGGTTGCACGTAAGTATTCGCTTGGGGTGATCCCGCGAAGGACGACCATGCAACGCATCTATGTCGTCTCCGGCGGTCGGGTGACGCCCAATGACTTCTATGCGCTGCCGCCTCTCTCGAATGGGAGGGTCGCATGACCGAGCGCGACCTTCTGGGGCATCCCTTGCCCGTGATCACGAAAATGCCGGCCCAATTGCCGCTGAACCTGTCCATGGGGGTGTCCATCCGCTGGGGCAATGTGTCGCTGGCAGTGTCCAGGGACCCCGCGTGCGGTTCCATCGTGGCGTTCCCGGTCGATTTGCCCGAGCTGGGCGCCAGGTGGGCCAGCGCGTTGAAGGTGCTGTATCCCGGCCGGCGGCCGGGCGAGCTGAACCACAAGGCTTGCGCCCGTGCGCTGGGGGTAAGCCCGCGCACCGCCGAAGGCTGGGGCGCCGGGCAGGAACCCAGCGGCAAGCATTTGTGGGCGGCGTTGCGGGTGCATGGGCGCCGGATGCTGGCGCTGCTGGCGCCCGAGCTGGCGCCGCCCAGCGCCATTGAACTGCTGCAGGTGGCGGAACGGCTGTGCGCGTCCAGCGCCGAGCTGGCCGGCGCCATCGCCGCCATTGCGAAAGGGGGAAGCGATGTGGGCTGACGCTGTGCGGGCTGCCATCAGCCGGGGCGACATGGAGACCGCCCATATCTACGCGCTTTATGCCGCCGCCCTGCGCGAGCCGTGCCCTGCGCCCGATGTACCGGCGGTGGCCGAAGCCTACGCCTTCATGGGCGAGCTGCGCGCCAACCCCAGCGCACGGTTGAACTGGCCGACCAAGCCCGGCCGCACCCATGCGGACTGGACGGCCGAACCCGACCGCGACTTCGATCTGTAGGGGGGGTGATGATCCGCGACCTGGCCGCCATCCCGACCGCGCTGTGCGCCGTGGCCCTTTGCCTGTACGGGGTGCTGCTGTGAGCGCCGCCGCAACCACCGCCGAGGCGTGGCTGGCGGCCCATGGCGCCACCACCGAACCGGATTGGGGCGACCTGCAGGACGCCTATCGCACGCTCAGGGACTATGGCTACACCATGGCGCGGCGCCGGTGCGGCGGCATCCTGGTGGACGGCCACCGCATGCAGCCGCATCAGGTGCGGCGCATGGCCGACAAGCTGCGCGCGGGCAAGATGCGCTGGCAAGGCGGGGGCGCGGCATGACCGCACACCATCCCGTGCAACCGTTTTTGCGCGAAGCCGAGCATGCCGCCGCCGAGCTGGTGGTGGTGCAGGCGGACGGCACGTTGCTGGTCATTCCGCTGACGCTGGCGGCGCTGGCCAACCATGCGGCCGAGGCGGCGCTGATCCTGCGCCGGCATTTGCACCGCCAGGCCATGAGCGGGGTGCGCCATGGCCCAGGGTGACAGCATCAATCTGGATCGGCTGGCCGATGTGTTCCGGGCGCGCATCCAGGAACTGATCTACGGCGTCTGGCGCCTGCAGGGGCATCGGGACGGCAACAACTTCGTCTGCCGTAACCCGTTGCGGGCCGATCGCAACGCCGGGTCGTTCCGCATCGCGGTGGCCGGCCGCCTGCAGGGTCTGGTGACGGATTTCGCGGGCGAGGTCATACCGGGCACCGGCAAGATGTCGGTGTCAGCGCTGAGTTTCCACGTTGCACTGATGCACGCCGGCGACAAGGCGGCCGGCGTGCGCTGGGGCAAGGACTGGGCCGGGTTCACCGGCCGGGCGCCGGACAGCCTGAAGCGGTCGCGCGAGGCGCTGGAAGCCTTCGACAATCGCCCGCAGGAGAGCGATGAGGACATCGCCAAGAAGCGCAAGCGCAGTCTGCGCATCTATCTGGACAAGACGGTGCCGTGGCTGGGCACCCCGGCCCAGGAATATTACGCCGGGCGCGGCATCGACCTGTCCCGGCTGCCGTACATGCCTGGCGCCCCGCGCTTCAAGGAGAGGTGCTTTTGCGGCGAGCTGGGCAAACCGGGCACCGACGATGCCGCCTATCTGCCGGCCATCGTGCTGCCCTATGTGGCCATGGACGGCACGCACCTGGCGGTGCACCGCACCTATCTGGAACGCACGGCGGACGGACGCTGGGTCAAGAATTCCACCATCCGCAAGGCCAAGCGGTCCTATGGCGCCTATGCCGGCGGCTTCATCCCGCTGTGGAACGGCACCCGCGCGCTGAAGCGCACGGGCGAGATCGTCTATGGGCAGTCGCTGGGCAAGGCCGAAGGGCCGATCCGCGTGCACCTGGTCGAGGGGCCGGAGGATGGCTGGTCGGTGGCGACGGCCTACCCGGACGAACGGGTGCATGCCGCCGGCAGCGTGTCGAACATGGGCGGCCTGGCCTATCCCGAGAAGGTGACGGAAATCGTCATCTGGCGGCAGGCCGATCCGCCCGGCAGCGCGGCGGACCAGCAAATCCGTCGCGCGATAGCGAATTTCAAGGCCCAGGGCAAGCGCGTCATGGTTGCCGATGTCACGACGGTGGCGCCGGGAGCGAAGGACGCCAATGACGTGTTGAGGGGGATACGGTGAGCGCACCAGACGACGCGCCGGATGATGGCATTGAGGCGCTCCGCTCGGTCGAGTGGATGGAGATCGGCGACGACTGGGACGTGGATGCGCTGGCCGACATGCCGCCCGAACCCGGTGCGCCAGGGGAATACGACCATGACGCCGAAGACCCGGCCGGGCCGTCCAACGACGACCAGCCGCCGGGCGAGAGCGGCTATCAGGTGGTGCGCATCCCGCGCGCCATGCGGGCGCGCATGGTGTTGCCCCAGGACTGCCCGGTCACGCCGCTGGGCGTGCTGGATGACAAGTGCTTTTACCTGGACAAGCTGGGGCAGCTGCGCGTGGTTCCGGCCGAAAAGCACGGCGAGAAGACCCTGAAATCCCTGTTCGGCGGCGATATGGCCTATCTGATGCGGTATTGGCCGCGCGCCAAGCTGACCGATGACGGGACGTGGGAAGCGACGGGCTGGCGCCCCGAGGAATGCAACAGCGCCCTGATCAAGGCGTGCGTGGACAAGGGGGTGTTCGACCCCGATGAGCGCGTGCGCGGTGCCGGCGCCTGGCGCGGCGCGAACGGCGAACTGATCGTGCATTTCGGCAAGGGCCTGGGCGTGTGGCCGGCCGATGGCGGCAAGGTGCAGTGGTTTGATCCATGCGAGATGGGTGATTGGATTTACCCCACCCGGCCGGTCATGCCGCTGCCGGCCAAGGCGGAAACAGCCATCGGTGCCGGTGCCGAGGTGCTGGCCTATTTCCGGTCGTGGCACTGGGCCAGGCCCGAGGTTGATCCGCAACTGCTGCTGGGCTGGGTGGTGGCCGCGTTCCTGGGCGCGGCTCTCAAATGGCATCCGCTGTTCTGGGTGGTTGGCGACCGAGGCTCGGGCAAATCCACCCTGTTGCTGATGATCTACTGCCTGCTGGGCAAGTTCATGCTGAAGATCGAGAATGCCAGTTCCGCCTACATCTACCAGAAGGTGGGCCGCGACAGCCGCGCGGTGGGCATCGACGAAGCCGAGCCGGACGAGGAAAGCACCCGGCAGAAGCAGCAGTTGGAGCTTGCCCGCGCGGCGGCCAGCGGCGCCTCTATCGGGCGCGGCGGCGCGGACGGCGTGCCAGTGGAATTCACCCAGCGCGCGCCGTGGATGTTTTGCAGCATTAACATGCCGCCGCTGAACGGTGCCGACCTGTCGCGCATCGCCGTGGGCGCGCTGGGCAAGCTGGAAGGTTTCGCGCCTCCCGAGGGCGCGCGGGTGCCGCCGGAAGAGGATGAGGCGGTCATGGCGCGCGTGATGACGCCGCTGGGGCAGCGGCTGATGCGCCAGATTTTCGACGGCTGGGGACGTTACCCGGCCATCTTGAAAGCCTATCGCCAGGCCATGAAGGACGCCGGCCACGGCGGGCGCGGCGCCGATCTGTTTGGGACGCAGCTGGCCTGCGCCCACCTGGTGCTGTCCGACGCCATGCCGACCGAACAGGAACTGCGGATGTGGGGCGAGCGGATGAAGGCCAGCGATCTGGCCGAGCTGTCCACCGACCTGCCGACCAACCGCGCCTGTCTTTTGCACCTGCTGTCCAGCCTGTTGGACGCCAAGCGCGGCGGCCAGAGCTATACCGTGGGCTATTGGGTTACGAAGCTGGTGGAAAACCTGACCAGCACCGCCGAGGCGGCCGAAAGCGCCACCAAGGACGTGCGCGATGTGTTGCGCGCCCACGGCCTGGACGTTCGGCCCGCGCCCGTGCCCAAGGGCGCGGTGCCGCCCCTGAACCCGCCATTGTTTCTGTGGGTGGCCAATCGCCACCAGGGCGTGGCGCGGCTTTACGAGGGCAGCGCCTGGAAGACCCGCAGCGGCGCTGCCGGCCCATGGGTGCGCCAGCTGTCCACCCTGTCCGGCGCCATGGGCAACGTCTCGTTTTTCGTGGATGGCGCCCAGGACAAGGCCGTGCTGGTGCCCATCCATTACTGCCAAGAATGCCCGCTGGAGGGCGGGCACGAGGGCCAGTCGGCCGCAGGTGGCTCGCCCGCTCAGGCGCCGGCCGCCCACGCCCAGGCCGCCGGGGCGAGCCACCGGAGCGCGGCCGACACCGCCTCTTCGAACCTCGCCGCTCCCTACGACCCGTTCGCCCTTACGGATGATTACTGATGCCGACCCTGACCCCGACCCTGATTGACCGAGAAAGAAACGCGGCGCGGGCTGCGGTTTGGTCTGCGGGTTGGGGTGGCGGTTTGGAAAATACACAGTCATATCAATGCGTTATTTGGAACCAAACCGCCAAACCGGCCAAACCGCGAAATCAGATACACATGCGTGCGCATGCGCGTGTGCGCGCGTGCACGCGCGTATGGCGCTCGAAAATGGCGGTTTGGTGGTTTGGTACAGGTACAGACAAGGGAAATATTCATATGTTTCACAGGGTTAGTAGCCAAACCGCAGACCAAACCGCGACCAAACCGCAAGGCCAAACCGGTTTGGTCGCCGGCGGCGAATAAACAAATCGGATTTGGACCATGAGCGACGATCTGGAAGGCAAAGGGGCGAAGACGGCAGTGGCCGAGGCGGTGCGCGAGGCCGGGCCGCTGACCCTGGACGAACCGCAGCAGCTGGGACTGCTGCCGCTCTTGGGCGGCGACCAGCTGGCCGACATGCCCGCCGATCCGGCGGCGCGGCGCCAAGCGGTGCACAAGGCCCAGCGCGGGCGGGCCGCCGGCTCCCAGAACACGCTGACCACCAAGGTGCGCGAGGTGCTGCTGAAGCGCTACGGCGTGCATCCGCTGGAAGTGCTGTTCCAGGCCTTCTGCCGCCCGACCGAAGACCTGGCGGCGCAGCTGGGCTGCAAGGTGGACGAAGCCTACAAGCTGCAGCTGCTGGCCGCGCGCGAGGCGCTGCCCTACGTCCAGGGCAAGGCGCCGGTGGAAGTCCGCGTGGATGCGCCGGCCGCCTCGTTCACCTTCGTGTCTCCCGAGGCCGCCTTGGCCGTGTACGCCGCCAAGGCCAGCGATGGTGACAGCGGCATGCTGCTGGACGCGCCCGATTTCAGCGTCGTGGAGGCGAGGGGAGGGGACAATGATGCGTGAACACGGCGTGAACGCCAATGGAACAGGCGCATGCTATGGCGCATGGATGGCGCATGCGGAACCTAATGCGTTGATGTGCAACGTTTCGCAGCGGATAGCTACTCCTGTGGTCAATCGCCAGCGCCGCGCCGCCCCGCTCGCCGCCGGCCAGCCCGAGGCCGGCTCCGAGGCCCGCGTCCAGGCCGATACCCCCCCAATCGGCACCCTCGTTTCTGTCCGGGGCAGCGTGAAAAGTGTTTGCCGGTTTTTGGGAGGGGCCGCCCGAACCTGGGGCCGTCGGTCGAGGCCGGGGTGCGGGTCTGGGTTCGGGCGGGGGTATGGGCAAGGAGGGCGGCAATGAGTGACCAATCGCGCAAGCCGTGGCTCCCGCCGGGGCCGGTGTCCGCCAAGTTCTACGCGGCCCGCGACTTCCTGAGCATCATCATGGGGCCAGTCGGCAGCGCCAAGACCACGACGGTGCTGCGCAAGATCATGATGCTGGCGAACTACCAGGCGCCCAGCCCCAGGGACGGCAAGCGCCGGTCGCGCTGGCGCGTGGTGCGTGACACCTACAAGAACGTCAAAAGCACCTCGCTGGTGACGTGGCACAAGATCGTGCCGGCCGACAGTCCAGCCACCATCCGCTACGCCTATGGCGGTCCTGCGGATGCGGCCGTGCATGTGGTGCATTGGCCCCACCCGGCGGACGGCAGCGAAGTGATCCTGGAAGTGGAGTTCGTCGGCCTGGGCGAGCTGACGGCGGAACAGTCCATGTCCTCGTGGGAGGGCACGGGTATCTACTACAACGAGCTGAACCTGATGGACGAACAGACGTTCCTGCAGGGCATCACTCGTGTCGGCCGCTATCCCGGCGATGATCACGGCCTTACCTCGTGCCCGTGCATCCTCGCCGACCTTAACGCGCCGCCGGTGACCGACTGGACCTACCGCCTGATCAGCCGCATCACGTCGGGGCGGCTGGATGAAATGCTGATCGGGGCCGGGCTTAGTCCCGCCGATCTGCTGAATTCCTGGCACACACGCTTGGCAGGGTTCTATCGCCAGCCGGGCGGACGCGAACCGGGTGCGGAAAATCTCGAAAACCTGGGTGGCCGCGCGTACTACAACCGCCAGGTCGGCTTGTTTCTGCTGGCCGGGCGGGAAGACCTGATCACCACGAAGGTTGACAATCAGTTCGGCCCCACCCGCGCCGGCCGGCCCGTCTATTCGGGCTGGAAGGACCATCGCCACGTCGCGCCAGAACCGTTGATGCCCATGGAGGGCATCAAGATCATGGTCGGTGCCGACCAGGGACTTTGCCCAGCCGCCATCCTGCTGCAGGAAATGCCGGACGGCCAGGTGCGCGGGCTGGACGAGGTGGTGCCGCCGCGCAACGTCACCTGGACGGCGGCGGAATTCGCGGAAAACCTGATGCGCCTGCGGCGGTCGGACAAGTATCGCGGCTTCACCTTCGCCGGGTGCTGCGACATGGCGGGGAACGCCCGGACCGCCAATGACCCCAACAAGGCCACCTGGGTTTCCATCGTGCGGGCGAACACGGATTTTCCGTGGGCGCTGGCCAGCACAAACGACCTTGATACCCGGCTGTCGGCCGTGCGTGTTCCGCTTGCCCGCGATCTGGGCGGCGAACCCGGCTTTCTGCTGTCCCCCACCTGCGAGGTTACGCGCGAGGGGTTCAATGACGGCTATCGTTTCCGCCGGCGTGCCGTGTCGGGCGAGGAATACGACGACTTGCCGGAGAAGAATTACTTCTCCAACGTCCACGACGCCCTGCAATACGGCTGCATGGGGCTGGGACTGCATTTCGACGCCCAGGCGCGCGCGCGTCCGACCCGCGCCACCGCCCCCGTCAGGGCCAAGACCAGCTTCCGCATTTTCGGAGGGGGGCGATGAACCGCGACGGTATCCCGCTCCCCCACCTGGTGGTGTTCTGTGACCCGGAGCCAATCCCCCCCAACATACAACTGGGCTGGCGCGAGCGGTTGGTGTGGTGGGCGCTGCATGCCTTCCTGCGCCCCGGCTTCCGCCATTGCATGGTGCTGCAGCCGTTCACCCTGGGGCAATCCGGCGGCTGGTTGCATGTCAACCCGCTGTCCAACGGCATCGACATTTCCATTTGCCCGGCGCGGGCGGCGGAAGCCGTGCTGGAACAGGTCCGCCAGGGCAAGGGTTTCGCGGTGTGGACGCACCCGGTGCGGGAAACGCGGGTGCTGGGGGGCGATCTTCTGACCTGCGTTTCCGTCGTCAAGGCGGTGTTGGGGCTGCGGTGCCGTGCCCTGACGCCCTATGGCCTCTATCGGCACCTCAAGCGACAGGAGGATGTGACTATGGGCGGATTTTTCAGCAAGCCTTCGGCTCCAGCGCAGCAGGACACTTCGTACCTGGAAAAGCAGCTGGAACTGCAGAAGGAGCAGAAGGACCAGTTGGAGCGTGAGAATGCGGCGCGGCGGCGCAATCTGCGGGCGCGCAGCAGTGGCGGTCCGTCCCTGAGGTTCAGCGGCGTCCCGGATGTCTCGTACCAGAAGATGTCCGACACTCTGGGGGGCTAAGCCATGACGGCCCATGCGTCGGGGGGCTATAAGGACCCCATCTTGCGGCGATACGCTGCGGCCAAGGCCCGCCGCGATCAGTACAACGCGTTGCTGCAGGACACCTATTCGCTGGTGTTGCCGGACGCTGACGTGGACGGCAACAGGGTCGAAGGCCAGAAGAACGACACGGAACTTTTTGAGGGGCAAGGCGCGCGGTCGCTGGACAAAAGACGCGACCGCATGATGGGGCAGCTGTACCCGCCGTTCAGCGACCGTCTGGTGTCGTTCGAATTCCAGGGGCAGCCGCTGGAAACCATCCCGCCCGAGCTGCAGGACGTCAAGGAGTACACGGGCGAGCGCCTCACGCTCAACTTCCAGGACATCGAGACCCGCGCCGTGCTGCAGCTGCTGGCCGATACCAGCGGCCAGAACATGGTCATCAGCGACTCCGTGACGGGCAACGTCACGCTGCGCTTGCAGAACGTGCCGTGGGATCAAGCCCTCGACGTCGTGATGCGTACGAAGGGCCTGGACATGCGCCGCGAAGGCAACGTCATGTTCGTCGCGCCGGCCGCTGAAATCGCGGCGCGCGAGAAAGAGCTGCTCTCGGCGCGTCAGCAGGTTCAGGAGCTCTCTCCGCTTCGCACCGAGTACCTGCAGATCAACTACGCCAAGGCGAGTGACCTCGCGGCGCTGATCAAGTCCGGCCAGGGCGGCTCGCTCCTGTCGGACCGTGGCAGCGTCGCCATCGACGAGCGCACCAACACTCTGCTTCTGCAGGACACGGCCGAGCGCCTGGCGGACATCCGCCGCTTGGTCTCGACGCTGGACATCCCGGTGCGTCAGGTCATGATCGAGGCGCGCATCGTCATCGTGAATGACGATTACAGCCGCGAGCTGGGCGTGCGCTTTGGCACGAACGCCGTGTTCAAACATGGCGGCCGCGACGGTCTGGGCTCCATCGGCAATCCGGTGGGCGACGAGGACGAGGAAGACGGCATCGTCATCAGCCCCTATCCGGGCGTTGCTCCCACGATCGTCGGCATCGAGAACATTCCGAACGCCGATGACCGGTACCTGGTGAATCTGCCGGTTGGAAACCCCGCCGGTCGTATCGCGCTGACCCTGCTCGACTCCGACTATCTGGTCGATCTCGAGCTGTCGGCCGCGCAGGCTGAAGGCCGCGGTGAGATCATCTCCTCGCCGCGCCTCATCACCGCGAATCAGCGTGAGGCGACGATCGAGCAGGGTGTCGAGATCCCGTATCAGGAAGCGTCCTCGAGCGGCGCGACCACGACGCAGTTCAAGAAGGCCGTGCTGAGCCTGAAGGTGACGCCGCAGATCACGCCGGACAATCGCGTCATCCTCGATCTCACCGTGTCCAAGGACAGCGTCGGTCAGCTCGTCGC